CAGTAGAGGGGTGGATGCAGATCCTCAAGAAGCCGGGCAACGCAGTTAATAAAGGCGACTACCTGTACGGCGATGTGATTAAGAACCAGTGGGGCAAAGCGCAGTTTAAGAAGGCACAGAAGCCATTTGGTCACCAAGCACCTCAACAGCAGTCGACAACTGATGACGCTAAGTATAAGGCACTTGAGGATCGCGTAACGGCATTGGAGGCTAAGTTTGATAACCTCGCCCGGTTTCAAGGCAATGTCGCCACAGACCCGGGAGAAAGTGCTCCAGACCTTACAAACCTTGATTACTAGTTAAGATGATAGATTACCAGAAAATTATTCAGAACATTATGTTCATCAACGAAAAGTTTTCTGATGCACAATGGGTTAAAGCACAGGGGGCGGATGTACTTAGTTACACCGCCCTTAAGCTTTCTGCAATGAAAGGCTACCTCGGCGAGTTTAAAGAGGAGGCATTGAGAGGCCTCCTTAAAGCAGAGCGTGAGATGGAGCGGGAGAAGGCACTTGCATTTCAGCGGGCTAGAGAGACAATGGCTATAGGCGCAGCATCAGAAGTCAAGCACTCAGATGAACAATATATTAAAGCTAAAGAGAAATACGCGGAGGCACGAGTACTATATGAGCGACTCAAGTCAATCTCAGCGGACACGCACGACCTCATCGACGCGATCAAAGGCCGCACGATCGAGCTACAGTCGCAGAGGAAGGCCGAAGGTTAAGTCACAGTTCGTACCCGCCAATAAAGAAGATTCACCAGCTGCCCTAGCGCTCCAGAAATGGGGCAGGATGAAGGGGGCACGATTAAGAGGGGTGTTAGCCCATGCTCGCGGTAAGGCCCATACCTTTGACCGAGAGGCTAGCCTTAAGGGTAATAGGGCATCAGTGGCTAATAGCAAGAGGCGCAGGGCTGAGAAGTCAGAGAAACAACAAGCGTTAGATAGGATGTTAGATGATATCTTACAAGATTAATGGTAACCTCGCTAAGCTTAATGAGCATGACAACGCCAACCGAGTGAATAGGTTTGCAGGCGCGGCACTTAAAAAGAAGATGAACGAACTAGTCTCCTCACAGGTGGAGGGCAAGCCAGTAGTGGAGAAGCCTTGCAGAATTAAGTTTACTTGGTACTACTCAGGCCGCCATGACTTTGACAATATACGCTTTGGGTGCAAGTATGTATTAGATGGCATGCAACACGCCGGTGTATTACCTAATGACAACCAATCGTGGGTTAAAGGCTTTGACGGAGACGATTTCATCAAGGTAGATAAAGGCGAGGAGGGCGTACTTGTCGAAGTCAGATACATTTAATCCTGATAATTATACGGATAGCGAGTCGGCATGGCTCGCTTTTCGTCGTTATTGGCTAGAAGATAATCCACCACTTGATAATGGCTGCTACTTATGCGGCATATGCAACAAGTTTGTCTCATTAAATGCAGTTACATTAGACCATATACAGCCCCGAGAGGCCTCTAATATGTACGATCCAGCCAATATACAGCCAGCCCATGGTGAATGCAACTATCGCAAGGGAAGTAAACGTTGGAAGCCACTCGTATCGCAAGAGACTCGGGACTTTTTGCGGGTATTGTCGGAGATGTAGATGGACAAAAGAGAGGTGATACAAACATTTGAATCATATGGACAGGCCATATATGATATGCCGATACACCCGGAGAGGGATTATGCGCAATTAGAAGCCCTCTATAATGTGTTAAACCAACTTGGATGTACCTCTGTTAAGTTAGCCAAGCTAAAGGATGTTGTAAATTCTACGCTAGACAACTCAAACCGGTTGGTGTAGTATACTAACTAGGAAGGAGAAATGATATATGAGTAAGATCGGACAAAAGGTAGTTGAGCTTTTAGAGAAGGGCTACACCATGGATGAGATTGCGCAACTCCAGGGCGCTGAGCAATAGAGAGGCGCGTGGGATGATCCTTCAAAGAACTTAAATAGGAGGTTATATTAGTAAAAACCTAGTAACGAAAGCGAAGAAGTACGCCCTACCGGCTGCTATACTCGCGCTGGTCGTGTTGAACATTATCGCACTTAACGCGAACCATAATGTAAAACAAGACCTAGTCCGCCAGGAGGCAAAGACTAATACAACGAAAAATGCGCTGAGAGGTGTCTCAGAGCGCGTAGAATCGCTCAAAAAAGAGAAGACGACCATTGAGTCATCTTTGCGCGAAACAAGGCAAAATGCCGAGAACCTTA